GCGGCAATGTGCGTTGGTCAAACCCGTATGGAATTCGCTTTCCGTCCACGTTCTGTTGACCCAAGCAGGAAATCATCTGGGAGATGTTGAGGTCACTTCCCTTGGACCCCGCATTCACCATCACAACAAATCGATTGTCCTTGTCCAAGCTCTCAAGACCGATCTTGCCTGCCTCAGAGGATGCCTTATTCAGGATATTATTGACTTGCGTCTCAAACTCCTCCACATTGGTCTTGCCAGTATTATTCTCAAATATACCCAATTGAGTTTGGTCAATCAGGTTTTTCACGTCCGTCTTTTTCTTGGTAATAACCTCAACGATTGCATTGTTCGTTTTCGCGTCGGAAATCAAATCGCTGATTCCAACGCTGAACGAGCTCGACTTCATGTATTCCGTCACAATGTTCTGCAAATCGTCAATAAATTGCGACGCATGCATGTTGCCGAAATCATTGCACGTGCGTTGGATTAACCCCTTCGTCCCGCCTCCTAGCACCCCCTTGTCTAGTTGGCCGCGAATGTATTGCCCATTTTTTATTTCCAAGACGCGGTTGGACTTTCCAATGTCGTCCTTTCCGTCTATGAATGCCTTGGTTTTGTATTTTAGCGACAACGGAGGCATTATCTGGGATAGCAAGTCAAAACTGGATATGACGCCACCCTTTGATAATAACTCCGCGTCATTTACACGATTAAACATCATGAGTATGTTCATGGCTTCTCGTGGTGTAAAGTTTACGTTTTCTCTTGTAAACCTATAGCAACCAAGCATTGAGTCCTGGAAGATACCAATAATTGGGGAATTATTGGCTGGACTAATTATTTGGTAAGGAACCGCTGCTAAATTTCGCAGCTCCGATTCCGCCTCCGCATCTTGCGGCATATGCAAATTCATCTCCGAAATCTTCTATGTTTCCATAGAAGCCGGACTATACCTTGTGCCTTATCAGGTTGATTAGACCATCATATAAGACCCGCGACCATCTAGTCTCTGAACCTTCTTCATATCCTATCATAACGGACTTAGGAGCTTGGCTGCGGATTGCCCAATCCTCTTGCGTTTTTACCATTGTGTTCGGCAGTTAACCGAGTTCCCTCATAATATTTCTACTATGAGGTGGTAGCAAGAGGCTCTAAGGGGTTTCCCGCAATTTGGTTACGTTGCCATTCCTGTAAATTTAGTATAAATTGTCTCGCTCTATTTTTTAATACTTCTGTGGTATCACTTTTACCTACAAACGTTGCTCGTATTTTATTAATGACAATTCGCACATATTCGCTGTTATTGGTATTATTTCTAACAACACGAATATAGCTATCTATTTGATTATCATCAATAATTACGTTTTTGAAAAGTTCATATTTTTTAGACAAATGTTGTTTCTGTGTTAGTCTTGACCGATTTTCACGATGACTTGCATCATCATAAAATGTCTTTAACCTGTCAGATATCAACTTTTTGGTGTAGTCACTTTTTGGTTGTGGTAATGACTTTTGCTGAGGTGGAATACTTGTTCTCCAAGTATACTCGCCCTTAACATCTGTAAAGCCCTTACCACCATCAGTTAAATTATAACCATTGGGAAACTTAGAATCAAATTTAGTTATGAAATACTTTTCTTGGTCGTCCAATTCACTCACTAAACATGTGTGAATTTTCTCGCAAGTAAAGTTCTCTTCACCATATTTTCTTATAGCAGAATTCAAATAACTACATTGAGTCTTTTTACTTGAATTTGCTTCGTGTATATGGTCTTTGAGTCTTCCTAAGTATCCAAATGGTCTATATTTACCATGGTTCAATCTGTGACTACGTGTTTGTCCTATATAAATCTTTTCATTTGCATTGTTGGTTATTTTGTAGATTTCGCCAACAACTTTATCATTTTCATGTTTGTCTAGTATCATACTAATATTACGAGATATTTATTTATACCATTTAAGGAATGACTAGGTGGTTATATTAGCTCATGTATCTTTGCTCATACATATGCTAGTAGATATTACAATGTTTTCCCCGCTAGGTTTTATCTACAACCTAGCAGGCAGCCACCTGTTTGGGACAAGATTTATCCCCATCAAACGCTTGATCCCAAAGGTTTCCCAGTGGGGCGGACTGTATCTTAAGCAAACTCGGGATAGCTAATCCTTCATAGTTTACCGACACCGGTTCAGTCTCTGAGTGCCCTCCATAGTCTGCTAAGCGACATTAGGAAGTAACACTGCGGATTGCCCAATTCTCTAACATTATTACCATTGGGTTCGGCTATTAACCGAGTTCCCTCAAAATGTTTCCATTATGAGGTGGTAGTTAGAGACTCTAAGGGGTTTCCCGCAACAGGGTGTCTCGCGAATAATTCTTTCCTAAATTATTCACTAGGGGGTATCAGCCTTTTAAGCCCCCCTGTTGCCGACATTGATGTATTTAACTGCACTTATGCAGTGAGAACTTCAAAAGTCTATCGGCATTGTAAGGTTTCGTGTCAGCGACATTCATCCTAAATGTGTCACCGCGCTTCATAATGCGCGCAATATGACACATCATACTCATTCTGTGCAACGTAGGCTGACGATTAAACAGCACAGGGTCGCCGTCCATCATATGACGATGCACAATATCGCCCTCTTCCAAAACGAGCGACTCTCTATCAACATATCGCAAGGTAATTGACTCGCCATTCTTCTTCTCAAGAATCTTTGCTCCGGGGTGAACTAGAGGTCCATTTAGAACAAGTTTGGTCAAGAATGCCTTGTTGATTTTATTAACAACGACTGGCTTGGTGATATTTTTGGCGATTTTCATCGGAATGCCCAACTCGCGAATGGAGATGTTGGGGTCGGCAGTAATAACAGAACGGGCACTAAAGTCCACGCGTTTTGCCATAAGATTGCCTCTCATTCGCCCACCCTTGCCATTCAACCTATCCTTGATTGACTTAAGCGGTCTGCCTGAACGTGTGCAGCACTCGCCACCTGGAATCTTATTGTCTACGATGCACGCAACATAGTATTGCAGAAGCGTCGTCCAATCGTCAATAACAGGTGCGTTGCTTTGGATTTTTTCTTGAAGTGTTTTGTTTGTTTTGATAATATTAACCAAAATATGACTCAAATCGTCCTCGCTGCGTTGCTGGGCGTCATGCTTGACCGAAGGTCTGACTGCGGGTGGGGGAACAGCCATGACCTGACACACCATCCAATCTGGACGCGACCACAATGGGCTGAATCCCATAAAGGTCACATCCTCGTCTGAGATGCGCTTGAAAATCTTCAGCACGATTTCGGGAGTCAGCTTAATAACGATATTTTGTTTGTCCTCGCCTTCGCCAGTATTTTCCCATTCGGCGATAATGCTTGCGAGACCTTCTTTGCGAATCTTTCCGGGCTGTAAGCAACCGCAACCATCTTCAGTATCTTCGCCACAGCGCTTCACCTTGCTTGCTAAAGGAAACACATACTTCCATCGCGCATCGCCAACCAACTTCAAAGCTTGTTTATATTTTTCCTTACTGATGAGCAACTTACTGCATTTGAAACATACGCAACGTAAAATTTTTTGTATTGTGCTTAAATATTGTATGTAAAAGACAGGCCTCGCCAACTCAATATGTCCAAAATATCCAGGGGTTTGCATATAATCTAACCCGTCCGTAGGACAAATGAGCCCTGGCTCAAGCACACCCATTCGTGGGTCAAATAGTCCACCAATGACTGGCTTGTTGTTAATATATGTATCGCGACTCGTAATTTCTGCAACGGAACCTTTACGAATCTCATCTGGCGATAATATACTAAACTGGATGCCAATAATCTTTGAACTAGTATGTTGCGTTTCCATCTTGGACATCTCCTTATAATACAATAATATATTTAGATTCTTTCCGATCAATTTTTATTTTTAATTATTTGGTTAATATATAATGCCGAAAAAGATTTATGATGTTCAATATAAACCTGATGGTGAATCTGCGCCCGGATATACGATGGGAAAAAAACTTAGAAATGGAATGGTTGTGTGGTTTAAAGAAATAAATTCTGCTCCTGGAGCTGCAGCCGGTGCGGGCGTGCTTACCTTAAACAGCCTTGCAGACGGAATTCCGTTGGCAGAAAAGTTGGTAAGCGAGGGTCGTATACAAGTAGGATACGACGGAGATGTGAATGCCCTTATCGATGGAATCAACAATAT